TGATCACCGACACCACCCGCCAGCCGTTCCCGTTCGCCTACAACCCCGGTGACCGCGTAATGTATATCGCTAGACCCGCCGCGAATTACAGCAAAAACTACGCTGTCCCGGCTGTCGTTATTGCCGTTGTTGGTGGTAAGTTCCGCGTTCAAGGCGTCCGGGAAGGTCTGGATGGCCTGGAACGGTTCGAGGCCAATGCCACCAATGACAATCTGTCGTGGCGCCAGCGGCCATGCAGGGCGCTGGGTGAACCTCATCCTCGGTACGACGACACGCCGGTCACGATCTACAACGATTTTACGGGCGAGGCAGAAATGACGTTCGACTGCTACACCGATTACCAGGCCGCCCTTGTTTGGGCCAACACGACCGTCATACCGTCCGGCGAAACCCGTTACGAAGCCATGATGCGATACGCTGCGACCTACAAGGCGGACGCAGCGGCCAGCATGCGCGCGGCGACGATTATAAACGATGGAGACCAGTCATGACTGACAGACCTGATATCGAAGGATTCTTGGCATTGGCGGGACGGGCGACGCCGGAACCGTGGCACTCAGGAAATGACGATTGTTATATCTGGGGGCCAAATGAAGAAATGGTCGCCGATCAAGACATCTGCCGCGCCCGCGGGGCTGGAGCGGGTCTGCCTATCACAGACAACATGGCATTCATCGCTCAGGCCCGTGCTGCGGGGCCAGCCATATCCAGCTATGCCCTCTCACTTGAATCCGAACTTATCGCGCTCAAATCACTACTCACCGACTGCTACCGGCACATGCACGACGCCTATGACGAGGAACGGCCGAGCCGTTACGATCCGCCTGAGCCGGCCAATCGGTGGAGCGCAGAAGCCGTTCCGTTGTTCGTGGCTATCCAGCGCGCTACCGGGTTGGGCCACGGTGAGATCATGGATGTGGTGTCATAACCCCACAAGACCGAGCAGCCATCCACCGACTCGCGGCGGCTGCGTCGCTGTATGGGGAAGAACGTAAGCCGGCTGAGTAGGCGTACCTGCACGCCCTCAGACAAGGCGACGAGCACGACAACCCATTTATGCGGTTCATGTACTGTGTGTCAGAACCGGCCTTGGACGAATAACATATCACATACTGGCGCCAACGCGTCAGAGAGGCGATCGGGGCGGTGGTCTGAACCGGACCGCCCCGACACCGCGTCACTTCAGGCGCCTGACCTCGTAACCGCCGTCGACCGGCTTCACCGTGAAGATCGCACCCATCCCGACCTTACCTTGGTTCTTGGCGCGATCAATGCTGACATGGATCCGGTTCCACAACAACGTTGAGCAGGATCGTGGATCGCCGTTATCGAACGGCACCACAACCGAGGATTTCTTATTGCCTGGCGCGAGGGCGCATGGGTTGAATCTGGGCGTCGGAACTTCCACCCATTCGTTGTTGTTGATAACCTCTTCACGCATCGAGATAACGTGCTGTGGCGTGTAGACGTAACGCATGGCGTAGTACTCACGCAGTGCGGACTCTACCACCTCAGCCGGGTCTCTGGCCTCACGCATCGAGATACCGGTCATCACTTCGGCCGCAGGGCCCGTGACCCTGACCCATTCCTTATCACTCATACCTCCCTCCAGACTTCGAACGCGTGTGTCCCGGTTTGCGGATCTCGGCACCGCGCGGTGTGGAACACCACGTTGTTCATGTTCCTGGATTTCTTCCAAGCATTGATACCAGCCCTGATTCGACCGGTCACCAGGGCGGACGTCATCCGGCTGTCGTTGTCGTCATACGGGATGAAAACGGATGCCATCATGCCATCGGATACTACCGGTGCAAACGTCTTGTCATGGGTCCAAGGCGCATTTAGGCCAGTCTTCTTGACCTTTCCCCAATCGACCTTAGGGGATGACCCGGACGGGGCCTGACGTGGCTTGGGCGGTTCTGGACGCGAAAACCGCATCACGATGCGTTGTCGGGCTTCCGTTTCGGCCTTGACCCGAGCCGCCAGCCGGTCATGGCACTCGTCATAATCCAGCACTGCCCATGTCACGATCTGCGATTTCGACACCTTGTGTTTCTTCGCCATGGCATTGACCAGGTCAAGCACCTCATCCGGCATGGTGTAATGAGCCATTTTCGGCCTCATATCTGTAACTTCCTTCCAATAATACTCACACAGACGCACAATTACGTCTATTTTTTATATTCTATCAAATAACCATTGATATGTCAATACTTTTTATTCTGGTGTCACGTCCACACCTCTAAGCCACCATCTTATCCGCTGTCTGTCTGCACATCGTATTGATTTTAAACGAATAAGAGCGCTGACGGAATCAGAAAAACATTCAAAGCAGCGATAGTACCGCTGTCTAACAGTGTAAGTATTTGTTTTGTTACGTATTAACGGCATACGCGGAAAAAATACCCGTTTCCACACACTACCCCCCTCTCCTTTTATATATCCCTCTCATCATCTCTCACACACCCTCTCTCTGATTCTTGGGCCGGGGTCGCGCGTGGTGGGGGTATGTATATTTTCAAGAAGCCGTATACCACTTCCACCAGCACATATAATTCAACAATATCATGTATTTATGTAGCACATACCTTGCCTTACTTACTTATACCATTTATACCATATATAATAATATAGATAGATCAATGAATTAAGGTATCATTATATCTCATAGGACATGATATTTATGCTATCATAATTCACCAGAACCAATAATATATATAGATCAACACATTAACGTTTCATATATACAATGAAATCACGAATAACGATTTTTTTCCCACTGCCCGACTACCCTACCAACCATCCCACACCCCAACCAACCAACCCACACCCCCACCGGCCCCGCCGCGTCATTCTTTTCCCACTTCCCAACGCACGGGCTTACCGTGTAACTTCCGGGCATGGCGAAACGTAGACCCACCCCGGAACCAGCGACACCGCGTCATGGCGAACCGACGTCGGCACCGGGCGTGGCCTATACCACATACCCCGGAACCGACATCCGGCTATTTCGATGCCAACCGCTATCGGCGACCCTGTCCACGGCGAGCTGTGCCCAGCGCCACCGTGACGCCCAGACCGCAACGCGTGGCCTGGTCGAACGTCTATCGGTATGCCGTGACTGTCCGATCGGGGCCTGTCACACCGGCACACCCCTGATCCACTACAACTGGCTGTTCGGCACCGAAATCTGCCCACGCTGCGGAACCGGTACCACCCGCATGATTCATAAGCGGCGCTGTATCTCATGCTACAACCGTGAGCGCGAATCGTTATCCGGCCGTAACGCCAAGGGGACCGAACCCGTAGCGCTGCGCATGGTCCAAGAGCTTGATCTGGCCTACACCGTTGACGGCGCCCCAAACCGGATCCACGTCAGGCACGCCTGTGACCGCCAAGAGCTTATCGCCCACGTCATGCGGCTCACCCCAGGTCAGATCAGCCCGGAATGGCGAGCCGTGAAACCAGATGTTATTCGCCAGGGGAGTCTGCTGTGACCTGTGTCCGTGACGCCAGACCCGCCGCTGTGTTCAAGTGGTACGAATATGAGAACAGTGAGGGCTCAACAGTTCGCTGCACCATTCAAGATGGCCGCATGTTCAGGGCTACGCTGTACTATTGGAAGCCAAGGCCGGACCGCGGTAATTTCTGGCATCTTGTCGAGGTCTACAGCGACGGCGTCCGTCACCTAGGCCAGAACATACCCGAGCGTCATCTTGGCGAACTGAATGACATCGTGGATCACGTACTGGACGGGGAGACGGACGATGCCGATAACGCGTGACCCCCCCGCGTTCAAATTCGAGGCACAACCAGTCGTGTTTCGCGCCAGACCGCGGGTTCCCAAGCCGCGTGTCGCACATCGCCATAAACCCATCCACGGCAGCGAGGGGCTGTGGCGGTTCACCGAACACTGCTGCGCGTCATGCTTTGGCCGTATCCTGGAGTCCGAAGATCACACCACGTTCCGTTGCGCTGTGTGTGGCTCAACCGCGGACACGTTGCACGCCGTGTGCTGTTGCGGTATGCGTTTCCCGAACCACAGGCGTGACGGTTCAGTGGGTCAAGGCAAATCAATTGGCCTGAAGTGCGTACCAAACCCTCGGCGCTCCGGAATGAGCCCGGCCGAAATCGTAGCAACAGAATACAACCGGTAACCCGATATGTTCCATGTCCCAGAAGAATCACCGCATCACCCCATGGTGTTCTACAAGCGCCTGCTGCAGTTCCATCCCGATCTGGAAGCCAACGAACCGTCCGTGGCGTTTCTTATGAGAGATTATCAGGAAATCTTCGGGGGCAAACAGGTTCTAGGAACCTGCTCTATGCCGCGTGTGAATGGCCGGCAGTCCAAACTGTTCGACTGGATGCTGGAACAAACCGTGGGTTACGTGCCTGACTTCCTATTCACGTTCGAAACCGAGTGGTGGAACGAGGCTGATGACAGGTTAAAAACGATCCTCATGGATCACGAAATGTGTCACGCGCGCCAAGCCATCGACAAGGACGGGTGCCCCCGTGCCAACCGCATGACCGGTGATCCGGTGTACTGCATCGTTGAGCATGACGTCACCGAATTCAACGCCATCGTTGCCCGGTACGGCGCGTGGTCACCCGATATCAAATCGTTTATCGAATCAGTTAACACGGACCCTGTCCCGCACATCTGGGGCACCGGTGGTCCGCCCGGCCGAGTCTTCCCGTGACCGTACCGAACCGATTTTTCACCGCTTGGACCACAGCACCATGACCTACCGCGATCAAGACACGCTCACTGCTCAGGCCGCGATCATGGCGCTACGTCCCCGGTCACCCGGTCGCGAGCCACAGTGTCGCTGGCCAACCGGTCACGTCGACTCAACCGATTTCCGGTTCTGCGCCAGTGATGCCATCCCAGGTAGTAAGTACTGCGCCTGCCATGACTGGGATAGCAGGGCCGTGAAGCGAGGCAAGAGGCCGGCTAGTACGGAGTTCGCGTTTGTAGGTGCGAAACCAGGTGTAGGCGATGTGTAAAGGAAACTTGACATCGATATGCGGAGAATCGTTAACCGGAAAACCAATCGGTACACAGGTAATTGAACAGGAGTTTGGTGTGGAATGTAAACAACAAGAAGAAAATACAAATTTACACAACTTCACTGTAGAATTGTGGTTTGACAAGGAGTTATCAGTTGTGCGTCTAAATGGCGTACAATCCGAATGGCTTACAAAAATGGAGTGTAGAACTCTGAAGATGCTGGGGGCTGCTCGTGGGCACGTAATTGATAAACGTGTTATCTTCCGTGAGATGTATCCGCGGCGGTCAGCGGAGCCTGATTCTGGCTTTCGTAGTATCCAAACCATTATTCGCCGGTTACGGCAGAAGCTATTCCCACTCGGAATCGTGATCGACACATACCAAGGCGACGGATGGGCGCTACGGTTAGCGACCGACCCAGTCCCAAACGGCGCTCGTGTGTTTGCGCCCAAACCCACACAGGAGAACACCCATGACGTGTAAAACTGCTACCGAACTGCTCGGCACAGCCGACAATACATGCGACACGGCGTGGCACGAGCCTGAAACGTCGTTTGGCGACAACGCTGTAACCGGCAGTATCCGGGTTGTTGGAAACAAGGCGGAGTCCGAATCTGACGCCGCTGAGGCCGATTGGTTGGCGATCGAGGAAGGTATTGCTGAACTTGACGCCGGTCTTGGAATCCCTTACGCGGATGTGCGTGAGGAGTTATTGACCACACCATGGCAACACGCCCTGAAACAGATCGCCGTGACCTCGGTGTTGGACGATTTACCGCCCCACGCGACCGTGGAGCCGGTCAGGAGCCTCGCCGCTGATCCGCACTACCGCGAAGACCTTCCCAAGACAGTGGCCGCCCTGGAGGCTCTCCTGGCCCTGTATGACCGGTTGTGGGATATCAAGCGATGAGGGTGACCGCCCTGGCCGCTGCCATCATCGCTGGATTAATGACCGTTGGTTCAGCAACTGCCACCCCGTTGTACGATCGAGACACCAGGTGCCTGGCCTCCACGATGTGGGGCGAGGCCCGCGGTGACGGCGAGGTGGCGATGTTGGCCGTGGCCGATGTGGTATTGAACCGGGCCGAGCAATCTGGTAAGAGCGTTTGCGCTCTGGTCCGGGCCCGGTCTCAGTTTGACGGGCATGGCAAGAAGGCCCCGGCCCATGTGGTTGCCCTGGCCCGTCGTGCTATGGCCGGTGATGGCAGGGGTATTACATCAGGTTCGCTGTACTTTACGGCGGCGTGGGACCGGCCGCGGTGGGCCAGGAAATTGGTGAGGGTGGGACAGTTGGGGGGCAACGTATATTTCAAAGGGGAGTGGAAGCCATGAATGTTTCAGATCAGGTAGTTATAATCACGGTTATCGTTTGCGTTGTTGTTGGTTTTTTGATCATCGGACTGTATTACGTGGTGTGGCACAAATGACTGGAGCCCAGCGCCGCAACCGCCTGTCGCATGACGAGTTACGGGCGTGTGTGGCTGCGCTATGGTTATCTGGGCTGAATTCCACACAGATTTCCATCCGGCTAGATTACTCTGTCGATTACATCAAACAGATCGCCAAGGAACTTGGCTTGGCGTTCAAGACGCCGCCAGCGTTACGCACAGTGACGACGTCATGACACTGATCCGCCGCCAACCATCCATGTCAGAAATCCTGGCCGCGACATCGGTCTATTACCGCATGCCTCTGGACGAGATTACAGGTGGTGATCGATCGCAGTATTCTGCCGTACCCAGGATGGTGGCGTGCTATCTGGCGCGCGACCTGACCACCAAGTCACTACCTGAGATTGCGCGAGACGTTGGCCTGACAGATCATACCACAGTCATGAACGCGGGACGGCGTATCTATGATGGCGTGCGTAAGAACCGCGGTACACGCGAGGCCGTGGAACAGATTACGGGATTGGTCGACCACATCCGTGACAGGTCATGGCGACAGTTACCGAGTGGCGCCGCTGTTCGTTGTTGCGAAGACGGGCTGTATGCCGCGGCCTGTGTTGGCCGGTTTTTGAGAGGAATGGGATGATGATACGGTATCAAAAATGGGCCATAGGAACGTTAGCTGCTGGGCTACTGTTCGTGATTGCTATCCTGACATTACCAATGTTGGTAATGCAGGATATTGGGATTCCGCTCGGCGCAATCAAGCGATTACAGCAACGTTCCGCATCGTGGGCATACAGGACACTGTCATGACCATAGCCGAACACCACCCAATTACGAACCATGCTGCTAGCGGCGTACCAGTGCCGCGGTAACGACTTCGGCCTAGGCTTGGCTCGGCGTTGCGCGACAGCACGGCGGACGGTGTGTCCGTAGCCAAGCGCGTAACCAAGTCGGACGGTGTGTCGTAGCGAGCGAAACCTGTCGTGACCAAACGATCTGTTAAGAGGCGCGGTGTTCGTGCCAGGAAGTAACCCAACGCAGGACGTGATGAAATGTTCAAATACCTGACACTGGCATGGCACCGCCTGACCTCAACCTCGGTCGGTGAATATCTCGGCAAGGCGCTGCTCACCGTCGAAAACGACTTCGAAGCGGCGAAGAACGCGGTGCATGATGAATGGGAATACGGCACCGGCTCAGTCAACGGCATGATGAAGCGTGCCAGCGCTGCGTACCAACGCGATATCGCTGCGCTTGAGGACTTGGCCGAATTCGAACTGGCGAAGATCGAATACGAAGTCGAACTGTTGCGGGCCCGCGCCGCTGCCCTGCTTGATGCCGGCGTTGCGGTGGGCGAGCGCACGATCGACGCGCTGTGCCTGCACGCCCACCTCCAGAACGCCATGGCCAAGGCGACGCCGCAGGTGAAGGTGTAACATGGAAACGAAGGAACCCACGCTCACGGCGGCGCTTGAAGCCGAAGCAGTCCTGTCATGTAAAGAGTACGAAGCCGATCCGAGTATCGGCATTCCTTCTGATCTAATCATGGATCAGGTGCGCGCGGCTTATCGCGACCACGTAACGGCGATCAAAACTACCACCGTTCCAACCAAATAAATCCCGCCACGCACCGCGTTACCTCTTGACGGCGACGCGGTTACGTGGTGTGGTGAGACGGAAACATTGATTGGAGTCGGTATGGCATACTTGAAGACTGCCGCCAAGGCGGCTGGTGATGCGTTACTGAGTGTTCTTAACATCATCATAAACTGCGCATTCTACGGTGTATGTCTTGGCATCGGTGCTGCGTTTGCGGTTGCGGCTTTCCTCAGCGTATGCCGGTGGCTGTCATGACCGACTCACCCGCCGCCGAACAACCCGAGTACTCAACCGACGATCCAACGGTTCAGGCGCTGGTGCTCCAGGCGTATTCCGATCTCGACTCCACGTTTCTTGCCGGCGCCGAGTCATTGATCGACGTCGGTGTCCCCGTGGAATGGGCTATCACTGGACAGTGCCACAACCTGCTGACCCTCGCCGCGATGTACGCCACGGCTGTCGCTGTTGACATACTCGGCCGTGCCCCGGACCGCGCCAAGTGGGACGCTGCTTGTGCCGCGGCTTGGGACGTGGTGGCGCAGGCCAGGGCAGAACCCACCGAATCCGTACCAACTAAGGAACCCACATGACCACTGACGACCAACCCACTCCCGCCATCGACCCCGAACAGCACGCCCTGATGGAGCGCGTCTCGTTCGGCATCATGGAACTGGCGAAACAGAACCGCACCGAAGGTAACGACGGCGCCCTGCTGTTCGCTATCATCCTAGGTGCGGCCGGCGCGATCGAAGCGTTGCGCGATCCCTCGCAATCCCATAAGAGTCGCGTCACGCTCGCCATTAAGGTTGGTACAGCGCTGCAGGACCAGATTATCGCGTTGGGCGATGTGTGCGTTGGGGACGATGGTGGTGACCCAGATCAGGAATGACGACAAGCCGTTCGAACTGCTGCCGGTTCCAGGCGCCGAACAGTCTCGCATGTTTGCCGAGTACCGTGAATTCGTGATATGCGCGTTATATGACCTGTTCTCAGGCCGTGTGACGCGCACCAAGACCGGTCCGTTGACCCCGACACTAGGAGGCGGACAGTTGCTGGGCGAAGTCGTGGCGCCGTGAGTGACGGGGTGTGGTGGAAGTAGCCACACGGGTACAGGGCGGATCTGCTGCATACGGGGCTTAGGCCGCCAGCGGTGGGTTTGATGGTGGGGCCGCTGTGCCGTTTTATTTTGGAGGGTGAGCGTGGATAATGTTCTGGAAAAAATCGGTCGCATACTTGACGCGGTGATCACACAGCATTGTAACGGCGAAGTTACGGTCCCAGCGACACCGGACGGCGATGCGGTGCAAGATGGCTGTGTCGGTATCTCTTACACCAACGATGAATTACTGTTGAAGCACTTCGACACAATCGAAGCGGCGCAAGCCTGGAATGTTGAACGTCTGAGTCACCACACCCCTGCGACAACGTCCGACTACACGTCCGACGCAGAACTGGACGCGTTAATTTCTGCTGCGATACAAACCACTTAGCACACACATCCGGGTTGTTATGAGCAAGGCGGAAGCCGGAAAGAGATAGAAATGCGGAAGAAAGTAAACATCGTAGCCGCCGAAACCCATCTTGACTTGGTTACGGCTCTGAATGCATTCTTTGATGCCAATGGTGCCAGATGGCGCTTGGTTACTGTCGTGCCCATCAGCAAACGCGGTGGTGTTATCGCTTACCTGGAATTCGAGGGCTGAGATGTACGATGACGTGGTAATCCAGAAACCGTCCCTCACCAACATGACGTTGGCGGAACTGAACGCTGAACTGGAAAGCGCGGTGTGGGACCAGTGCCGTGATTTCTTCGAGGGCACGACACAGGAATACGTGGCGCAGTGCGATCGCGAGCGTGCGGTCCGGCGCGAGATATCTATGAGGGGTACGGTATGACCGAAGACGAGGCGAAGGAATTGTGGCCAATAACTGGTAAGAAAAATGGCCACTCCAAGGGGTACGTAAGGTTGCGCTGTCCTACTCACCCAAACGCAACAAAGGAGGGCTATGTATACGAACACACATATGTTGCTTCTGTTGCTCTTGGCCGCGGGCTCAAGAGGGGAGAGATGGTTCATCATGTGAATGGCATTGAACATGATAACCGTCCTGTTAATCTTCTTGTCTGTGGGCACTCATACCACAGATTACTTCATGAGAGGCTGGCTGAATCTCCCGATTGGCCACAGTTCAAGAAAAGGAAAACAAACAGACCACGCTGTGTGGAGTGTGGTGTTAAGATATCATACTACACTGAGCGCTTACTTTGTAGAAAGCATTTTAACGCAAGAGTAGCGGCCAGATCATCGGTTTCTGTATGTAAAATATACATGTGCGGTAAGAGGGCTGGTCTCCGTTCAGGTTTGTGCAGGCAACACGTAAATATGAGATCAAATAAACGAAGATACCATCCAACGTGGGATTTTCCAGACAACCACTATTTCCCATCGGAGGCCGCTTGAATGACCACCCTAGTAATCGTAGACTCATCCAAGGGTGACCTCGACCGCTACGAGTGCGGCGGAACCCACGTCAGGAAGACGCATAGTTGCACGGCGGAACGTGTTGTCACGTTCACTATAAAGGCGGTCGAAGGATTCCGTCTTGACCCGCCCGAGTGGTCTGCGGTAGGATCCGCGCCGGAACCGACGGAGGCGGCTTAGCCCGTTAGGAGGTAAGTTATGATTGTGTATAAGCAGTGGAGACAGAAAAACCATCCAAGCTCGCAACAGTATGCGCGTGACATGGATGGTTGGTTCCTGTTCGGGTTTATTCCGTTGTCCATTCGCGACCAGGCGCCGCGCGGCGTGTTCGGGACGTAGGCTATGAAAGAAATCAAGGCACGGGCACGCCAGACACACTCCAGCGCTGAGGCGAACATCGCCGCTCGAAACCGCGCCGTAGCCGCTGCCGGCCATAAAATCCGTGATGGCCAACAGTACTTCATTCGGAGGCACGGCGGATGGTTTCGACCCGAGGCCCACGGCTACACCAACGATATCGCGATGGCCGGTCTGTTCGACGCCGCAACGGCACGTGGTTACCTCGACGTCGAAGGTCTCAGCGTCGTGGCACTGAGTGACATGAAGGTCGACATCTGGCGCGAGTTGCAAGCCATTATCGGACGCTGTGCCACGCTTACCGAGATGGCGAAACAGATATGAGGGCATCCGCTATGACACCCCCACGCACCAACCAACTAACTCCCGCGATGACATACGTGCTCCAGACAGCACAGAACCACGCTGGCGTGCTGGTCCGCCACCCCGGAGGGTTCTGGTCGTGGCCAGGATGTCCCGGTCGCATCCCTCACCTGCAGTGGACCTGTGGCACGCCCACGGTCGAAGCTCTGGTCCGCCGTGGCCGCATGTTCTACACCAAGTGGCAGGACGGTCGTAAGGGGCCGTTCCCGGTGCAGGTCGAGGTGTTCAGCGCTGGCGTATTCCAGCCGTTCGAGACGTCACCACGTATGACGGAGGCCAACGCATGACCTTCTTCTTCACGCCGCATGCCCGGGCCAGGGCGCGCGAGCGTTAAGGACTTGAATTGACGACGGCAGACTTCGGTGGCATCGCATCCGCGGTACGAGACGGTGAGGCCGTGCGGGTCAGGTCGTCAGATCGTGGCGACACCTTCGCGTGGAAACTATGCGACACGTATGTTTATCCCGTGGTGAAATCAGGTATCATTATCACGTTTATGCCACCTGATTTTATGCTTGTGTCACGGCGTAGAATGTGGCAAAAGAGCCGATATCGTAAGCGCCCACCGCAGTGGGATATGGAAGAGGAGTGTGTTTGATGACGTTTAAGATTGGTGACTGGGTTGTGTACGGACTCAAGACCGGACAGATCAAGGATATTCGTGACGATGGTATTGCCGAGTTCGGCGATGGGTTCACCGTCACGTCTGGCCGGCTCATTGAAGATTTCCGACCACTCACGTTACGCAGCAAGCGAATCGTTGAGGCGATTGACACCTATTACCAACGCTTACGTGACCAAGACGGTAGCGCTGGGTTCAACTTCCCTGATATCAACCGATATTTCTCTGGCCTAGTGCTTTACGCAATCGATGGCAGTGATGAAGACGATACTGCCTATCACAAGGCTAACGAGTTTCTGAAAGAGGCGCGCGAATATCACCCCGTGATCGCCGGCGTTCGTTTGTTTCGTCCCAGATAACCAAGGAGATTTTACATGACCACGACCGCAGAGAAGATCGCCGTGATGCAGGCGTATCTGGATGGGAAGCCTGTCGAATTAAAATTACGTGGATGGGTTGGTGAAAATTGTAAATACAAACAGTTCTCACCTAGCTCGGATACGCCACGTTGGGACTGGGCAACATTCGACTACCGCATTGCCGTGACCAAGCCCTCGATCAACTGGGACCACGTGGCGAAGGAGTTCGTGTGTATGATGTATTCCAGTGGTAATTGGATTCTTACGGACGTTCTGCCGTTCACTATGACAGGCGGATACCCCGTATGGGCTCCGATGTCTCAACCAAAATACCAACTCGCCAACGCCTTCTCCTCCTTCGTCCCCGGCACCTGTGCGCCCGAAGATTCTCTGGTCGAGAGGCCGAAGTGATGAACAGAGAATTGATCGAAATCGGAGCACGGGCGATATACGAAGCATCGCACGGCGATAACTCGTGGCGTGGTGCCAATCCCAGCGCTAGAAACATGCGCCCGATCGCTTGGGCCGCGTGGTGTACATTCGGGACGCCTGTACCGTTTATCCACGAGGGTTCGGTGCGCACCCACCGTTATGATGTCCAGAAATATATTGGTGAGGGCCGGGCATCCGATTACGAAACGTGGGAACGGGGCTGGAAGCGTGCCTATCGCGCGGGCTGGCGAGCCGTCAAGGTTAGGGTGGAGCGGGTATGAGTGACCGTCTGGTGTTACGAATCCTAATGATTGTGGCCCTGGCATTTCTGGCAGTTGGTGCTGGTCTGCAGTGGTACGCAGCGAGTCTGATTCCATGAAAATCGGGTACACCGGATCACGCAACGGCATGACCGAGGCGCAACGCCTGGCGGTGACGGTGTGCCTGGCGGTTCTGTCTACCAATCAACCCAACCAAATAACCATCAAACATACGCTCCGGTGCGAATTCTGTTCCACGTCACACCTGTCGTGACCGCATGCTAACCGCATGTCAAAATTCGCAAAAACAGCCGAAGAAATCGCCCATCTCCAAGACACGCGCTTGGCCTGCCTCGCAGACATCCGCATCAGATACGATTCGGTCAAGGCCAGTGACCGCGATCGTGGTGACGGCCAGGCCGGACAAGGTCATTTCAACTGGTCCGAGATCATGGCCAAACACCCCACGGTGCCACGGAGACACTTCTTCACCATGGTGGCCAAGGTCAAGGCCGGCACACCTGATTCTGAAATCCTTCGCGCCGCGATCAAGTCCGTCAAGCAGATCACGCTCGGCCAAGTCGTTCCGGTGGCACCGAGTCCCAACATCATCGCCACGGCGGAAAACGCCCAAGAGATGCGGCACACCATCGACTTCATGTCCCACGTCGATGAGATGCTGGACGACGTTCGCAAGATACGCGACTGGGCCCTAGCCGATCCGGACGACTGGGGCGAGCAGAAGATCAAGAACGTCCACTACTTCATGAACGCGGTACGCCTGAAATGCGACGTGCTCGGAACCGCGCTTAAGGGTCAGCAGGAGTTCTACGACCTTCGCAAGATGTCGGAATTCTACGACACCATCATCGAAGAGATTGGCCGTGCCGATCCCGATACCCAACGGCGTATCCTGGACCGGCTCAACGCCCTGAATAACGAGCGCGGCTTCACGGTTCACGCGAGGGTCTGATGGCTGGTCGCCCCAGTTCTAAGCCCCGCGGTAACCCTCCGCTCTACAAGCGCACCGGTGGGACCAAGGCAGTTGACCCGAGGTCCGGGTTTGCTGATGCCTTGGCGCGGCTTGAGGTCAAGACCGGTTACCGGGTAACGCCTGAACAGAAGGTGATTGGCGATGACGAGACGTTCGTAGAATGGTGCGAGCGTCTTGGCCGCGAAGGGATGAAGGTGGACGGAAAGCCGTTCCGCCTTGACGATCGTCCGGCTATGCGGTGGATTTATTCTCAATTGCCAAGTTCCGTAGAGGAAGCTCGCGGAAACATGCTGGTTTTGTCCAAGGCGGCGCAGATGGGTTTCACGCTTATGGAGATGCTTTACTCCATATACGTGGCGCTGAAATGGGAACCATGCTTCATTGGTATGTATCTTCCTGATATGAAGCTGGCCGCCGCCAAAAGCACAGTCAGATTCATGCCGATCATTAGGACAATACAAGCGGCTTACGAACGTCTCACAACGGAAGGTGATGACGGCGGACGTAAGCGCGGAGAGGGTAACGTGATGATCCGCCAGCTTGGCGAGTCACGTCTGCACTTTCTGTGGACATCCGGTAAGGCGATGACTGAGTCATTTCCTTTAGATGTGCTTTCGTTTGACGAAGTCCAGGAGATGCTTGTTGCCGATATGGAAAAAACGGCAGAGCGTCTCAGCGGATCAAAGATAAAGTTTCAAATAGCTGGGTCCACATGCCACTGGCCAGACGCAGACATTGACTACTGGTTCAAACTTGGCCAGAGGTGGGAGTTCTATACCCACTGCCCGACGTGCGGAAAGTCAGCAAGACTTGATATTACGTTCCCTGACTGCATCAAATGGGATGACGAGCGTGGGTGCCATAGATATATTTGTACGTTGTGCAAATCATGGATAGATGACCCACAGCAGGGTGAATGGGTGGCGGAATATCCTGATGCATTTATCAAGAGTATTCACATCCACCAAATGTTGTCCCCAACTGTTACGCCTGACGAAATCATGCGGAAATGGGAGAACGCTACAGACCGACAAAGCTTTGAAAACAGAGTCATGGGTCGCCCGTGGGCTGACCCTGCACAGATACCCGTAACCCTTGAGATGTTGAACGCGTGCGTCACTGCTGGTCGCGAGGCTGGGGTTCAGTGGAAGAAAACCACACGCGGGGCCTCGATGGGGCTCGACCAAATGGGGAACTTTGTGGTCGCCATTATCAAGGAGCGGCTACCAGATGGGCGCCAAGCAGTCTGTCATATTGAGTATATCTACATATCTCCGACGCCTGAAGACCCTGACGCGTCTCCTTGGCGCCGATGTGATGAGTTAATGAAGGAATATGGCGTTGAGGTGTGCGTGGTTGAAACGCTACCGAATTACGATTCGGCGAAAAGTTTCGCACGGCGTCACCATGGTAAAGTGTTTCTCGCGAACTACACTGATCTTGATGATGAGATGCTGCGCTGGGGTGACGCGCCAAAGCTAAACACGTCTGAGCGACGCACATCTGAGGAGGCCCGTGACAGGTACACGGTGACGCTTGATCAGTACAAGTGCATGCAGGTGTCTTTCGCCAGATTTGCCCGCAAGGAGTGCTTGTTTCCTGACCCTAATTTGCTGGTCCAGGAGGTTCTGGAGAAGGGCGCGCGTAAACGCATGCCTGTGCTGCGTGACATAGCGTTCCTACATTTTACAAAAACGGCCCTCGTAACTGAGATCGCAGCCGCCACCGGTGATGACGGTCAAAAGAAGAAAAAGAACGGTGAGCTAAAGAAGTACCGTCGTCGCGTCTTGAAGGTGCAAATTGATCCGCATACAAGCTATGCGAACATGCTATGCGACGTGGCGTGGGCCAGGTCATGGGGAGCATCGTCGTTCATGTTACCGCCAGCAGGAAGCACGCGCGATGCGTCTCGCGCCACAGCCGTAGCCATGAATATGCCTGGGTTGCCAACTGAGGTCGTTGGGATGATGCAGGCCACGCCAGAAGGTGAAGTCTGTGGTGCCTGCGAGGCGTTCAATGCCGAGACACACATGTGCTCGTATCGGAACATGTTTGCGCAGGCCAAAGATCCTGGTTGCCCGTTTTTTGTGAGAGTTTAGCCACCATGAAAATCCAACCCATATCCGACCTACACCTAGAATTCGACGGCGCCGACTACACGCCGGCCAACGCCGGTGCTGACATCCTCGTTATCGCCGGCGACCTGTGCTCGACTCGTGCTCATCCAGTTGCGCGTGATTTTCTGACACGGTGCAGCGATGAGTTCGCCGCGGTGGTGTACGTGGCGGGCAACCATGAATACTACCATGGCGACATTGAGCGGGTGGACGACACCCTGCGTGAGATGGTGTCAGGACTGAGTAATGTGCATTTTCTGCAGAACGAAACGGTGACGATCGCCGGGCAGCGGTTCTTCGGCGCCACGCTGTGGACCAGTTGTAACAAGGGCGATCCGCTTACCGAGCGGACTCTGGCTGATGGAATGAATGATTATCGGTTGGTGTCTCGGAAGTCGGTTCAGCACTGGCGGATGAGGCCAAGCGATACCAGGGCGTTGCACTACGAGACGGTGGATAGGCTACGGGCCGTGCTTAGCGATGGGGTTCCGACCGTTGTGGTGACGCACCATGCCCCGTCCCGGCGTGCCACACCGCCGCGGTACCAGCGTGATTACCACATGAATGGCGGCTATTCGTCCGACCTAGACCTCATGATTCCGTCCGCCCTGGCCTGGTTCCACGGCCACACCCACGACAGTTTCCGATACGAGGTCGACGGCACCACTGTGGTCTGTAACCCGCGAGGGTATTGGCAGGGCGCTGGGTGTGAGAATCGGTCGTTTGACCCTGATTTAGTGGTTGACGTTGGGTGATTCGTGGGGTGGTGTCCACGATCGATAGTGGTTGTCACCGATTTGTACCCATATTTGTTACAAACTGTCGACAATTAGGTCTAACTGTAGACGTTTTGTAACATTTTGGGCCAGTAGGTCATAGAATTACTATGACGTGCCGTCCGTAAGTCCGATATTATGTACGATATGACAGTCATTAAGGGGCGTAATGCGCGTTTTATCGGTTATCTGGCCGGTTTAGATTTTACACCAGAAACGTAGCCCCACTACACTTCACGGCGACATTCTAAACCTCAGACGCCCGCCATTACCCTGTAATACCCAAAATAATCCTAGACACGAGGCTGGTTACGGCGTAATGATTTGCACGAGACATAGAAATGGAACCAGAGATGAACGCGACTGCCGAAGTGAAGTATCTGCCTGCCGCCACGAGCCGCGCTGACCGGCGCAACCATGCACGCCGTAACCATCTGGTATGGCGCGACCTGCCGCGGAACGTAATTCGTGGCCGGCTGCAACTGCAGCGCAACGGCAGTTATATCGGTTGCGGCACGCTCGCCGTTTCGGTTCCGGTCTGAGGATGCGCCATGAAATTCACCGCTGAACAATCCGCACTGACTGCCGCGCTGGACCATATCCGCGCCATCGTGTCGAAGCGAAACACCATCCCTGTTCTTGGCAATACGCTGGTCACGGCGACGGCTGACGGCCTTACCATGACCGCGACTGACCTTGATATCGAGGTGACGGAAACTGTCGCGGCCGACATACTGTCCACCGGCGCTGTCACGGTTCCGGCCCATATCCTGTCCGACATCGTGCGGAAACTTCCGAAGGGATCGCAGGTCGGGTTCGAAACGGCCGATAACTCGGCGCGGGTCACAGCGGGTCGATCGCGGTTCGAACTTGCCACGTTGCCGCGCGAAGATTTCCCAGTGATGACCATGGCGGTGGCCCGGAGCCAAGCCGTGTTCACCATGGCGGTGTCTGAACTGCGTGACCTGATCGGCCGGACTATTCCGACCGTGTCGACGGAAGAAACCAGATTTCACCTGAACGGCATCTACCTGCACAACAGCGATGGCCAGTTACGTGCGGTGTCGACCGATGGGCACCGCCTGACCAGATACGACACATCGCTACCGGTCGGGGCCGAGCAAATCCCAGGCATCATTCTGCCCCGCACCACATGTACGGTGCTGGCCGGGCTTCTGCGTGGCGGTGATGGCGATATTGAGATCACAGTCTGTGATACCAAAATCCGCACCACGTTCGGCGGCATCACACTGGTGTCCAAACTGATTGACGGCACGTTTCCGGACTACACGCGGGTAATTCCCAAGGAACCGCCTAATCACATACGCACAGACGTCAAGGCGCTCAGTGCTGCCGTTGATCGTGCCGGTGTCATTTTTGACGGACCCGCTGCCGTGAAGTTCACGCTGAACGGTGACGGCGTTACGCTGACCGCCCAGTCAAGTGCCAACAGCGCTGGATCGGTCGAGGAGCTGGAAGCTGAATATTCTGGCGCAGCGCTTGAAATCGGTTTTAATCACAAGTACCTTGCAGGGATTCTCGGTGGTATCACAGGTGACCAAGTTGACATCGCCATGGGTGACTCCGGTTCGCCCAGTGTGATCACGGATCCGGCTGAACAGGGCGTGCTGTATGTCCTGATGCCGATGAGGGTTTGAAAATGGGAAACCACCACGTAGGTAGCGCGTTCGCTGCGGCGGCGAAAGTGTTCTGGCTGGTATTGGGAGATAATGTCCCAACGAAGGATTTGGCACTTACTGCACTTGACGCAGTTGGGTTCGAATATACTGGCGCTGATGCTGAATTCAATGACGAATTCCACGAACAAACAGATCTGAGTCGCATGGTTGCGATCGCGTTTGACGCCACACCAGATGACATCGCCTCTCTCAACGGTGAACTTGAAAGCGAAGCACCTGATTTCGACGGCGAGCAGTGGTATTACGGGCCGCAACGCCGGTTCCGTGACCGTTACAAGTTCTGTTGAATTCCGGCCCCGTGCCGGATACTGCGGTAGCCTGTGAGGGTTGGCTAAGGGCTGTCAGTAGAGGGTGTGTACACTGGTGGAAACGGGCACTGCAAAGTGTCTACGATAAACAGGCCAGAACATGACACCACAAGAGCGCAGTGCAGAGAGCACTCTACCGCCGCAGTTCTTAATTTAGTTCAGACCGGCGCGATGGGTTGGGACGCGTCCCTCAGCAGAGGGTGGCTTCATCGTGGTCCTCCAGCGCGTGGTGCCAGTCGTGTCGGTCTGATCTTGGTTGGTTTGAAATAAAGGAACGCATCATGTCTGTAAATATGAATGATCTGACAGGGGCGTTTGTGTTCCTGCAGAAATTGGTCAAAGACCCAAAAAACGATTCCACGTATCTCAACGGCGAATACGTTGTTGTAGTTCACAACAGCAACACATTGACGTGTGTCAAGCCAGAAGTCGGCTATGGCGGATGCGAGATGAAGTCATTCCTGATCGGCGACTACATCGTGGCAGACGCATACCGCAACGACGCAGCGGTGCGTAAGTTCGCCAATGAACTATTGGTGTGGTCCCAAATTCGCACGCCTCGGCAATTTGTCGAAACGGTTTACACCGGGGCGGAACGGAATGCAAACATGGTCCTGCGTATGTTGGAGCGTGTTGCGCCTGTGGCGACTGAAGTGGCGCCACGGTTCGATCCTGGAACTGTCGTTACTCAGCCGTCTCTTGTGGCAGACACCAACGGCGTTGCGTGGTGGGTCAACCCGGATCACAAAACCGTCACTCGCGCGTAACTGACGGCGCCGGTCGTGAGTGTACGAATTAATTTAGTAAGTAAGCATAGTGTCCTGTAGCTCAGTTGGTTAGAGCCGTCCGCTCATAACGGATTGGTCCCAGGTTCGAGTCCTGGCGGGACAACCAACAACCGAGGGAAACATGTCAGGTAGCGTCAATAAAGTGATCATCGTCGGAACGCTTGGGCGTGACCCTGAAGTGCGGCGCATGACGAGCGGTGAACCGATCGCCAATCTGTCCGTAGCCACGAGCGAATCGTGGAAGGACAAATCGAGCGGCGAGAAGAAAGAAAAAACAGAATGGCACCGCGTTGTTATTTTCAACGAAGGTCTGGCCAAGATCGCCGAGCAGTATCTGTTCAAGGGCAGTCGCGTCTATCTCGAAGGCCAGCTCACCACCCGCAAATGGACCGATAAAGACGGCGTCGAGAAATACTCGACCGAAGTCGTGCTCAACCGCTTCCGCGGCGAGCTGGTACTGTTGGGCGAACCTCGCGGATCTAGTTCTGGCGAACAGCGCCAGGCTCAGCAGACGCAGAACACGCACGTCGCGGCGACTGAGTTCAGCCGTACCGAGATTGACGACGAAATACCGTTCTAAGTATAAATTCCTACATCAAACACAACCATACAGGCACTACCATGGACGACACAGCAGAACGAATTCGCCACATCATCGCAGAAGTCCTGTTCATGGATGATGAGGACGTGCGTGACGACAGTAAGCTTGAAGACCTCGGATTCACCCAAGACGCCATTGACGAGCTTCGGGAAGAAATTGAGGATGAATTTGGCACCGAGACCAGTGCCTATGACGTTGACAATTTCATCACAGTCGGCGACGTCGTGAAGTTCGTTCGGACCGCGGTGGAAGGGTAACGGCGATGTTCAAGTGGGAGAAGTTCAACATCCAAGGAGTGGCACCAGAACACATCCTGGACGTTATCCAGGCGCTGGCTGACAAACTTGGTATCACACTCGAACGTAAGGACTGGTATGACGCTGGGCCGGATTATCGGTTCGTGGACAAAAACTGAGGAACAGACCCATGGCAGACAAAGAATCCAAATCCGACAAGTTCCATCGCTTGGCGAATGCACGCGTGGCTGACATCGTTGACCGGTTCCGCGTGCTGTCGAATCTTGCTGGCCCGAACTACGCGTACACGGCGGACGAGATCGAAGCGGTTCGGACCGAACTGCAGGGCGCGTTGGATGCTGCGCTGGGCGAGTTCAAGGTGTAGTCACGGCGGCGAGCGTGGCGGAAATGGCAGACGCGCCGGGTTTAAAACCCGGTTTCGAAAGAAGTGCAGGATCGAAGCCTGCCGCTCGCACCAGATGTCGTGACATGAGTATAGTTTTGCGCGGTGGAGCAGTGGTAGCTCAGTGGCCTCATAAGCCGCAGGTCTCAGGTTCGATTCCTGACCTCGCAACCAGATCCGGGCGCGGTACGCATGGTGGTGCTCAACTGAGGTCGACTCCGGTCGGCCTCTTTTTTTGTCGTGACACCAGAATACAAACACTTGCAGGGTGTGGCTGACTTTTGGCTCCTGAGACCTTACCGGGTTGATTGGAACGCTGTGCCACGGCGCGGTAACGCCGATCCGGGTCAGGTCCGGAATGACTTCTGCCGCCCCACTGGTAACTCGGTGGGGAGTACCGAATCTGAGACTCGGCCAGACCGAGGGGTAGGATTCATCCGGGGTCGCGTCACGGCGGCACCCTTAGTAGCGTTCGGGGCGGTTATCGGTGAGTTCCGGTGCCGCCCCTTTATCTTGTCGTGACATGATAATCCTGCCATGGCCACATCCGCACCAGAATCCGCTGCCGCCATTGCTACCAACCCGGCCGCACCGGAGGGTGAGCGCTATGATGCGCAGGCCGAGGTAACGAAGTCCGCGCTGCACAACCTACTGATCCCAAGCGCTGAGATGGCGCCGGTTATTGATTACATCAATGATCAGATGGAACAGTCAAATCTGTTCAAGGCGCGCAGCAATATCGTGGCGTTTCCGAGTAAATCTGGGCGCCAAACGGGCGAGCGTGGTATGCAGTCCGTGTCACTGGATGATTTCGGCGTGGTTAGTCAAGGCCAGTACTGGGATCGGCCCGGCCTACTGAATTTCGATTCGATGCGGGCCATGGTGTCACAGACACCACTGCTTAATTCCATCATTCGCACCAGAATTCGTCAGGTCCAGCGGTTTTGCCGGCCACAGATGAATCAGAGTGAAGCCGGATTCGTGGTATGCCACGTCGATAAGACGGTTGAACTGAACGACGAACAGCAAAATTCGATCAAGCAACTCCAGTTATTCATGCTGAACGGCGGCTGGGAATTCAACGCGCGTCGCCGCAAGCGTATGAAGCGTGACACCCTGTCGACCTTCATGTCTAAGTCCGTGGCGGATAGTCTGACCATGGACGCGGCGCCGATCGAAACAGAGTTCAAGCGCAACCGTGCGCTGGGCCTAGACGGGTTCTACGCCGTGGACGGTGGCACTATTCGGCTCTGTACCGAGCACGGGTACGAGGGCGATGACGAAATCTTCGCGCTCCAGGTGCTCCAGGGCCAGATCAGAACGGCGTACAGCTACGATGATCTGATTTATGAGGTGAGAAACCCGCGGACCGATGTCATGGCGTGCGGCTACGGCGAGTCCGAAACCGAGATGTTGATCAGGGTCGTGACCTACCTGCTCAACACAATGACTTACAACGGGTCGTTCTTCGACAAGAATTCGATCCCGCGCGGCTTGCTTCACCTCTCTGGTAACTACAGCCCGGAAGACCTGGCGGCGTTCCGGCGCTACCTGATGTCCATGGTTAAGGGTATCCAGAACGCCCACAACCTTCCAGTCCTGGTATCTAAGGACCAGGATTCCAAGGCCGAGTTCGCTGAGATCGGCGGACAGATGAATGAAATGGCGTTCGGCAAGTGGATGACGCTGCTGACCGCCATTGCATGTTCGATCTACGGAATCGCGCCGGAAGAAATAGCGATGGAGTCGTTCACCACGCGCGGGTCATCGATCGGTGGTGGCAACGACACGGAAGAAAAGCTTGTCAGTTCGAACGATAAGGGCCTCCGTCCGCTCCTAGCATATTACGAAAATACGTTCTCTGATTACGTGCTGCAAGAATTCAGCCCGCAGTACATGTTCCGGTTTGTCGGACTTGACGGCGAGTCTGATCTGCAGCGCCATGAGAATAAGAAACTGGGACTGACCTGGAATGAGTTCCGCCAAGCCGGTGGTTACGATTCTATCGATGGCGACCTTGGTGACGCCCCGATGAATCCAGTTCTGATGCAGGCGTGGCAGGTTGAGAGAATGGGCACGCAGCCCGGTGGTGGGGCCGATGCTGGTGGTGACCAGGAAAACGATTTAGGTCTGCTCGGTAAGGCGAAGAAACCAAAGGCCACCACCAAGGATAAACCAGACGTTGGTAAGTCTCTGGCCGCTCCGGCACCCGTGGCGGGCACACTAGACATCGGCACCCAGTATGGCCTGCCTGATATATATCGAGTTGAGGGGTAGGTCATGCCGAGGCTTCCATCTATTACCCCCATTGCCACGACGCTTGATGACCTAGATCTGATCTATGTCGAACGTCTGCAGTCCGGTTCAGACACCAGCAATCCGGCGAACAACTCGTACAAGACTGCACCTATTTTTAAACGTGACGCCGCGGCCGCGTTCAAGACAACGGCTAGGGCTGGCGCTGACAAGACTGCGAATTACCCTGCTACACAGGCAGATTGCGGTCGCGTCATAACTGTGAATGCGTCAGGTGCTAGCGGCGGTCTTACCGTTATAGTTGGCCTGGCGCTTGGCACCACGGCTAAGATTTGGAACTGCCACGTTGAGCGATCGTATGCAGACACAACAGATAATCCAATATTCGTTTTTGATGATTCTGGAAATCTAGTTGGTCAGATACTGAATCCTAATAACGGTAGAGTTGTGTATCGTATTGCGGTTCAGACTGACGGGGTTAACGTAACGTCACCGGTTCAGGCGTGATGTCATGACTTGATAATAAACACGGTGGTGAAGTGATGGTCAACAAATGGGAATTCGATTTGCTGGCCGCTACTGGTCCACACCAAGTGTGTGCTCTAATGTTATTGACTTACCAATACCAGGTAAGCCGGTAAGCCCAATAACGTTTATTTTCCCTTCGGTGGAGGACGACTTGACTGTAACTTTGATTGACCGTGATACCAGCGCTCCGATGCAGGCAAAGGGGCGTACCGCCACGGGTGTCGCGCTGGTGGAATTGGTTGGGTCTGACGGCAGTGATCAGTCTAGGCATAACCCGCCTATCACCTACACCAACGTTACCGGTTCTCCCTTCACCCTCGTTGCCAACACCTGGACAAAGGTCGCCACGGTTACGGCATCGACGCGGGCGCTATGGATTTCGTCAATCCCTACCGCAACTGTTTATGATATTCAGTGGACAGTAGTCCCCGCAGGCGCCGCAGCCCCAGCCGACACGTATGGCATCGGTATTTTGGCCTACGAAAATTTTCAAACTGGAGCGCCTATTGGCGACATCTACATAAAGAGCCCAACATCTAATCAAGTTGCAGTTGTGAAAGTAGGAAATTAACATGGCAGCTCCCCCGCTATCCATTTCAAGTTTTAAATCGTTTGCGACACAGGCAAGGTTATCCTCAAAGCTTTCCGCAGCTCTTTTGGGCGCGGCTGTCAGCAATTTGGCGTCTAATCCAGTAATGGGGAACCCACCTACGGTTGTTGTGTCGGCATCTTCCAACGCCGCCTTGACTGTTTTATACACAATCGGAACATCCCTTCAAAATGCTGACAAAGTCTACACCGTTGGCGGAACGCAAGCTGCTTTTGATAATACGAATGGTGGGCTTATTGCGCTGTCATGCACCAATATTCTCGGCACTGGCGGAAACGTAAATAGTGGGCGGTATCAGAACGCCTGCGCACACCATATCGCAACAGACAGCCCGAATGTACAGTTTCGCATTTACCCTGCTCTGGGCACGAAATTTCGTATCGCTGTATCAGAAGATGGTGGCCCTTGGGCATACACCACCGCAGCGCCTATTGCGTTTAGCGCAGGGACATCAGTGTCAAACTATGTGCAACTGACATTTCAGACTACAGTTGAGCGCAAAATCAGAATTGAATTTGGGATTAATGGGCCGGGAACACCAACGCTCCGATCTATTGCGGTGTTGCCATCGTACATAATCCATAACCCGGGGCCATTTGCCACTGTGAAGTCGGCGTGGCTGGGTGACAGCTATAGCGCTAACGGCGCAGCATCCTTTTCCCACTTAGTGCCAGCTATTTTGGCGTCTAACAAACTGGGCTGGGAGGCCCAGCTCATCGCGATTGCCGGTATTGGGTATGTAAATACAGGGCCAAACGGCGATGGCTGCATTCAGGATTTGCTTCCAGCCCTCAGCGGGAGCCAATTTGACGTTGTGGTGTTTGCTGTGGGTACAAACGACACCGCCTACACCTCAACCCTTAGAGCCAAAGCGTTATCGACATTTAAGGCGGCACGCGCTCTGCAACCATATGCGAAGTTTATTATTCTCGGGGCTTGGCCACAGCCAGGGCATGATGCACCAACATCGTTATCGCTTGATACTCTGATTGGTGGTGCAGTATCGGATTTCAACGATCCAAACACTGTATGGATACCCCTGTATAGTGATCCAAGCGGGAACTGGATGCCAGGGACAACAAACACCTCAAATGCAAATGGAACGGACGTGTCCGGGAGATTAATATCACCAGACAACGTACATGCAAATGATCCTGGCTGCTCGTACTACGGAAACCGAATAGAAGATGCTATTGCTCCATATGTCAGCGTCATTACTTAGCGAGAGTTCAATTGCGCTATTTTGTGTACGTGTGTGGAGCCATAGGTTTGCATTTCAGTAAATGCCGCTTGGTAAGTCACGAAGGATGATGAGTGTCTTGCCTCATAACATCAGATACACGCCAATTGTCGTGACCTAACACTACGGTTATGCCAACACTAATCGACATCGGATGCCTGTGTGAACACCACAGCGACGCGACACTGGAGTTCATCGCCAAGGCCCAGGGTGACGATCCTGGTGACGCGATCTGGGATCCACATCCGAATCCGCTGATCAGACAGCTTGTCGAGATTTTCACGAAGCGTGGCCTGACCAGAATCCGCGGAGTCGTTGATGAGTTGCGTCGTATAGCTGGTCACCGCGCTGCGGGGAAACGTGTTCCACGTCCTGCTGGCGCAATGGCGCGATGGTCTGGCGAAGAACTTGACCTGGTCAGGCTGTACCTGAATTCGCTGCCAGTCGGTGAGTACACGCTTGACGACTGGATGATGGCTGTAGATTACGTGGTGCAGCGCTATCTACCGGCCGATGACATGCGTACCGATGCCGACTGGCTGGTAACGCGGTCGAACATGATGGCACGGGTCAGCTCGGCCATGACAGCGGTTCCCAGCACGGCTCAGGTCGCTCAGTTGATGGCAGCACCACTACCGCCATCAACCGGCATGAAACCGGCTCAGCGCACCGCTCTGGAGTTCAGTAGTGCCAGGGCGGCCGAGAACGTGACTGCGGTTACCGATGCGTTTCGCCATAGGATTCGGGGGATTGTAACGGATCATGCCGAAGCTATGATCCTGGGTGACAAGACACGGTCTGGCGGTTCTCTGGAGCAGCGGTTATTCGATTCACTTGCCCCCATGAATCGCGATTGGAGACGGATTGCTGTAACCGAGGCGGGCGAGGCGTATAACCAGGGCGCGATCGCGGCACTGGCTACCGGGACCAAGGTAAAGCGTATCGAGCAGTACCGCGGGGTTTGCCCGTACTGCAAGTCGATTGATGGCGTCGTGGCCACCGTGGTGTCGCCGGACGATCCCGATAAGGACGGGACGAAATCGATTTGGGTTGGGAAAAATAACGTTGGGCGCTCGGCCTCGCCGCGTAAGCGTATCGGCGATCAGTTGGTGGAGCGGACGCCAGATGAGATGTACTGGTTGCCGAGCGGGTTATCACATCCTAATTGTTTCACATTTCCAGGAATGCCGATTTATACCGACAGTGGCTGGAGACCAATTAGTACAATTCGTGTAGGCGATAGTGTCCTAACCCACAAGGGTAGATTCCGCACCGTGAACTGGGTTCTTGATGAACCTGCCAACTATGTTGGAAAAGTTGTACGGTTTGGGTTATCATTTGATGGGCGGAACCACACATCAAGTGGAGATATGACTCCTGAGCATCCAGTGCTGACGACAAACGGGTGGGTTGCGGCCAAAGACATTAATGCTGGGGACGGAATAATCGCCCTGGCAAAGGTGTGCCCCACATGCGGAAAACATTTCGTCAATCCAAAGTTTCGCACTACTACATGGTGCTGTGACAAATGCGTGCCTAAAAGCGGTAAAAACCAGTTTTCAACTGATGACAAGAGAAAATATGATGCTGAGGTTTTGAAAACTGCTGTGGCTAACAAACGCCGCATGAAGAGCATGACTGTAGAACAGCGCAGAGAAATAACTGCAGCTGCTCGCGCAGCAGGGGCTATAAAGGGTTATGCACATCTTATGGACCCGGACTCTCGTCACAGAATGGGTGTTGCGGCATCTACAAATAATTACGCGCCAAGCGCAATTGAATTGCATATTGCCGAAATCATTGAAGGTCTTGGAAGGAAGCCTGAATTACAATATCGCATTCCGAAGACTGAGAGAGACTCTCGCGGGTGCCCAAGGTATTGGTGGGCTGACATGGCTTTAGTTGACGAAAAAATCGTCATAGAGATTGATGGTGAGCCATGGCATGATCGCATGGGTAATGACGTTCGAGACCGAGCCCGCGATGCAGACATGAAATCTCAAGGGTGGACTGTGTTAAGGTTTAGCTCTGTTGATGCCAAGAATAATCCGTATGATGTCGCGGAAAAAATTATCCGTGTAGCGATGAATCATTCTGGAGAATACATATTTTCCAGCGTTACAGTAGACATTGTGAAGTGGAAAACGTGCAGGAAGCCAGTAAAACTATATAATTTCGGTGTTGATGATGACGAATCATATGTTACCGGAACTGGTATGGTAGTTCATAATTGTCGCGGCAGATGGTTAACCATAGAACAAGGTACTCGTCCAGTTGATCCCGCGTTCTCCGATTGGATGGATGAGGTGTTGGGCCGCACCGGGGGTAAGAAGTGATGCGTGTGATGGTTTTGAAGTCTCACGGCGAACCCACCATAACCGAACCGGTGTCCGGACTGGTGTCGGAACACAAACGGCTAGTCGCTGTGCTGCGCTCCCCGTCTCACAAGGATGACTTGGAAGAGGCTGATGAGCAGGAAGGTGAACTGAAGGAATACGAAGATGCGGAACGCGAGGGGAAGTCTAAGGTCATGAAATCTGTGATTATTGTAAAATCACACGTCGAGGGCTATACTCGTTCGGACGGCACTTATGTGAAGCCGCACGAGGATGGTCGTGCCGGTGCCCAGGAACAGCCGGGACAAGAGCATAAAGTTACCACAGACTTTGTCACTAGGTTCGGCGGCCTTGGAACCAAGGCGAAAGAATATCTGGAGACGGTGAAGAAGGAGAAACTTCAGCTTGCGCTCAAGGCGCTTGAGGGGCGCACCGGAAAGAACGATGCCAAATTGCACAAAATGATTGAGCGCGAACTGGATGACAGGGCGAGCAGCGGTCGATCTGAGTGGTGATACCTGTGTGGGGTGTCGTGACCCCATCATAATGCCGTCTGGCAAGCGAACGAAGATCGATCACACGAAATATTCGAAAGCGAATCAGGTTCCGACTTGACTGGACGTAGGGCTGGGGAGTGATTCCTGGCCCTTTTGCTTGCGTCGTGAGTGGATTATATCGGAATCAAGAGGTGAGATATGACGACTGGTCCGCTGAGTTCTACTCCCACGTATGTCCATGGCTTCACCCGGTCTGATGGCACGGTGGTCAAACCGCATCTGGCGAAACGTAAGCGGAAGATTGAAACGACTCATGATCCGCGCCAAGCTGGCATTCCGTTGCCCAACAGTTCCCCTCTGAACGAATTCCTGTCCAAGCATGGCGGTTCCGGTCATGTCAAAACGTCGTTGGAGTCCATGACGCCAGAGCATCGGGCGAAACTGATTGACGCCATGGCTGCGCTGGGCGGCGTTGAGCCCAAGGACGTTATTGAGAAGCTTGGTATGTCAGAACCAGAGAAGAAAGAACCGGAGCAGACCGCCACCGCTGACGAACCTGCCGCCAAGAAGCACGAGATCGTAGAACATGTCACCCGCAAGGGCCGGACCCTGCGCGGCGTTATCCGCACCGATTTGAGCCTGGACGAAGCCAAGAAAATTGATGAATACACGTTCCGCAAGAACGGCGGTTTCTTCATCCGCGAGAAGCATTTGGCAACGGCCGAGGCCCTTGACCAAGCGCGGGCCAAGGGTGTG